AAAGGAGGAAATCTGGGCGCTATCAAGACGGCTTCAAGGACTGAATGTACCGATGCTTGACTTGATGTGGTTTGCAATCTATTCGGCTCGTAGACAGTCTGAAATCATGCGTATTCGGTGGGATGATATTCGCCATGAAGATAGGACGTATATGGTGTACGGCTTAAAAGACCCCTTTAAGCGAGTCATTAGTAAACGTGCTAAAATGCCACTAAGTGCTTATAAGATTGTCATGCGTCAACCTAAAGTTGATGATAGGGTTTTTCCATACAACTCGAAAACAGTAGGGCAATACTTTACTAATGCCTGTCACTTACTGGATATTAAAGATTTACATTTTCATGATATGCGCCATGAAGCAACCAGCCGACTATTTGAAAGAGGACTATCAATAGTTGATGTACAGCAGATAACTTTACATTCGAGCTGGAAAACTTTGCAGAGATACTGCAATATTAATCCCGGTGACGTTGATATTTAGGAAACTTATGATAAAGAAAATATATAACTGGTTCAAACCAGAACACAAATGCACTAAATATGATAAGTTCCCAAAGTTTAATCTAATAATCTGCTTAGAGTGTTTTAAGCACTCAAAATTAACGGATTAATTTGGTTACAAATGGTTACAAATGGTTACAAGAAATTAAATCAAGCCAGCAACAACTCCGCTTCTTTATTGCGTCTAATCGTTAATCCTTTCAAGACTACACCACCAGCCTTATTCCATTTCTTAATTTCTGTTGCTGCTGAGATCCAGTTACTCTGCCCTACTCTGAGCTTCAGTGTGGATTTGTTGTAGTTACCCAAACCAAGGTTATAGATGAAGTCAGAAATGGCTGCTTGACGTTGCATAGTGGCATTAACTAGCACTGGACTGGCCTTTAATGCTTGTGCAATCACATCCATTGCTGTTACCAGTAAATCATCATCAGCCTGTTGCTGTGTCCATACCATACCTTCTTTTACGCCTTTGGTCTGACCGAACCCGATGGTTAGTACATGTGCCGGACAGCGGTAAGCCGTCAAACTACATCCCTCGGACTCTTTAATTAGCTTCATCAATATTTCTAACGCTGTCATCCCTTTCACCCTTTTGTTATTTGTATGATTAATCCCGTCATGGCTGAAATAATATCAGGGGACCTTATAATGATTGCCAATATAACAATAAAGGCTTGCAATGATTTATTACTAGCTAATAGCTCTAGCATCTTGACTACTCCATCATTTACGTTAAACTGCATATATATTCTGTCCTTCTGCTTTAAGGATTGGATTAAAAACCCTCGCCAGTTTGCCGCTGTCGGGGGTTTTGCTTTTTCAGGATCGCGTATGTAATTAGCGCATAATTACTTAACGCCCATAATGTACGCTAGAAAGGCAAATATCGCCCCGACAGCAAAGACTACGCCACCGAAGAACCCTTTGTTATTAGCTGATTCTTTTTTTAGCACATCGAGTGATTCACAGATACGTTCATATTGATGCTTACTTTCCGCTTTATCTTCCGTCAGTTCTCGGCACAAACCATCTAATCGCTGTTCCACTTTCACTAACCTTATATTCAAGTCATCGGTCACAGGTCCACCTCTTTATTTTTAGCTTCTTTGAAATTAAAGGCTGCCATATTAATAAAGGTATGAACCTTAGATAACCATGAACTTCCTGATACCGGTGGAAAGAAGGCCGCAGAGATAGAGGCAAAAGCAATCAGCTTAGGAATAAAATTACTAATGACATCGAGCAGATCCGACGCATACTGAATCATTACGATAGGATCGCTCATTGGACTTGCTCCGGTGGGATGGTGTTCAGCCAGGCTAGAATGAAATGTTTATCTTCTGCTAGTTGGTCGGGGTTTTTGGTGAGTACAAGTTGATCAAACCCTGCTGAAAGTTCAGTGGCTGATAAGTAAGATCCTGCTTCATCATGGATTTGATCGTAGGGGGTATCACTAATTTTGGGCAAGGGGCAACCACGACCGGCTGAATGCTTGGCGTACTGCAACCGAGCAGCTGCCAGACGAGTAGACAGATGAGCAATAGATTGACTACTTTGAGTATGCTCACTCTCAAGTTGTACAGCGACGACCTCTGCCTTGTCTTGTGCAGATTTGACGCGCTCTTGAATGGCACTAAGGGTAGCTTGTGCTTGTTGATTAGCTGATTCAATGGATGCTTCCAGCCTGGCTACTTCTCTGACTTCTACTTTCCATGCTGTTGCGTACCCCGCAGCATAGATGGCAATAGCGATTGCGATTTGAATATAAAACATAACATAATGTCTCCCGACATGATGGTGGTAAAACTAGCTGGTCACTGTTACGTCAAACTCGCCCCAAGCAACACCCTCAATATTATCTAAATCGAATATGTAGAGCTTGGCGGTGTAATCTCCAGCCGGTATTGTTGTTAAGCCTAATGTCAGGATAATTCTGTCTGCATTCACCATGCTAAATAAATTAGGCGATGTTTGGCTGTCTATCATTGTAGCGCCAACCTTTACCTGACAGCGAGTAATCAGGCTATGATTGATAGGGTTTCCGTCGGTTGACAAAGAAAAGATAATTTCATTATCACGTCCGGTATAAATAATTTCTTCAATATTCATTTAATAAATACCTATTTGATGTACAGGTGTGAGCGATTCAATAGCATTGATAGGTGTGAGTGATTCAATACCTAAGTCACCTATATATAGTGAAGGAAAGGTTATTCTTCCAACTGTAGTGACAACACTATAAGCATTGCTAAATAAAGTTTGAGTTGAATAAATAGTACCTGCACTTAAAGATATGTTCTGCGCTTGTCCGCCTAAATCTATCGTTGAGTAAACATTACCCGCACTTGTACTAACTGAAAATGAATTACTCTGTAGATCATCCAATATAGAGTAAACTTCACCAGTGCTAGTAGATACAGCAACAGATGTCGCTATAACAGGCGCTTCATCTGCTAAGAAATAACCTACTTCTGCATACCCTGCTTGGGAATAGTGGTAGGATGGATTAACGTCGCCTATTAACGTGCTGGTGGCTGTTGCTATAGAGGCTATATTCAATACTGAATAAACATTACCTGTACTAATACAGGTTGCAGTAGCATCACTAACTAAATAAGCATCTAGGCTAATGCCAGCAACTAAAGTGCTTATGCCAACACTACTCCCAGATAAGGCTAATGTTGAATAAACATTACCTGATCCTATACTGGTAGCGAATGAATTGCTTTGAAGATCATCCAGTGTTGAGTAAACATTACCCGCACTTGTACTAACTGAAAATGAATTACTCTGTAGATCATCCAATATAGAGTAAACTTGACCACTACCAGAAGATATAGAAACCGCAGTCGCAGCCAATTGCTCCTCTACTTGCAGAAAGTACCCTGTTAGTGCATAACCATTGGCTGCGTAGCGCATCTTATAAGCCTAACAATGCCCGTTGATCTCTGCCCCATTGACGCGTGGCTTCAACAAACTCACCAAATACTGTCATTTCTTGTAATTCTTGAGTCGATGGTACGTAAAGCCCCATTGAAGCACCTACACCAATGCGGGCAAAATACATTTCGTCATCAATCGTGTAATTAGAGCGTATTGTTTCAATAATACGTTGTGCGATTAACTGGGTATGTGGGCTAACCAGTCTGATTGCTTCTTTCAATGTGTCAGTCATTGTGACTTCTGTAATACTTTCGCTTATCTCATCATATTGATTAGTCGGTAAGACTTGATCATCAGGAATGCTGACATAAGTCAACCCGTCAATCGTTGCCAACTCTGTACCTAAAGGGCTATTTGCGTTGCTTTCAGGTAAGCGTAAGGTACGACTGATTAGCGGATCTATATATTTTTGGTAACTGTAAATAGTCGGCATAAGTTTCTCTTAGTTTGGTTAAAAGGAAGTTCAGGGTATGGGTTTTACGTGCATGCCCCAATATAGCGATAATTGAATCGAGTTTTAATGCTTTTACAGCTTGTTTAAAATTATATAAGCTGCGTCTACGAATAAAGCGCTTGCTTGACCAGGTGCGATAGCCCACAAAATTAATACCCTTATTGACTTTGGCAATCGTTGACTTTGATAGCTCAAGATTTAAATTACTATCAATGTAATCAATAATGAGTTGTTGATACGCTACAGCTTGCTTATGCGTAATCCCAAACAAGATAAAATCATCAACGTAGCGACAGTAATATTTAATCTGTAACGCTCGCTTTATATAATGATCCAGTGGATTCAAATAAATTAACGCATAAAGTTGTGACAACAGATTGCCAATCGGAATACCTAACACCTCACCATGCTCTGTAAATAGCATCATCACCCTAACCATACGCTGGTCTTTTATCTTTTTCTCAATAAGCGTTTTCAAGACAATCCGGTCAATGCGATAAAAGAATTTTCTAATATCAAGTTTAAGTGTATAGCTATCGTGAAGCACTTGCTGCAGCGCGTGTTGTGCATAATCAGCGGCTTTATGCGTACCGAAACCAACCCGACAAGCAAATGACTGATCTATAAAAGTGGCTTCAAAAATGGGCGATATAATGCGGTAAATGGCATGCTGTACAACACAATCACGAAATGCAGGCGCAAAGATAACCCGCTCTTTAGGCTCATGAATAGTAAAAGTAAAATAAGGCTTTGGGCAATAGTTGCCGCTATGCAGTTCGTTATGCAGTTCTTTAATATTGATCGCCAAGTGCTTTTCAAAATCAAAGCAGCCACGACGACCTCGCTTGCTTTTTGCTGCATCATGAAATGCTTGCACTAAATTATCGTGAGTAAAAGCCTGCTCAAATAACTGTCCTTGCCGTTTCAAAATAAAACCCTCATCTGACGTTCGCACCCAAGTACAAAATTGACCGGATTATTGCTACCAGAAAAATGAGGGCAGACCGATTTCGCCATAGCATTTGCTACGCACCGGAAAGTATCTCCCTTGGCTCCACCATATCCATACATCAGATTTCGAGGCTTTACCGAGTCCGAGCGAAAGCCAATATTGTTGTTCGAATTCGTCCGATTGTTGTTCAAATTGAGCGTCCAAACACCCGTATTCGCTCCATTGTTCCAATTACCACCAGCAATAGCGCACATATTAAGATACTTCCCGTACTACACTCTTATCACGATCAGCGACAATCCAGCCGCCAATCATGCGTCCAAGTTCATCAACCAGCAAAGACAGGTTTAAATATCGATGCTCTGCCAGTTTTTTATCCTTTTTACCGTCTTTAAAACCAAAATAGCCCAGTTCATTAGCCAAGCGAATCAGCATACGCAATTGCTCATGGCGAATATCCAGACTCGTGAGTGTGGTTTTCTTATGATAGCGCTTTTGGCACTCGACAATCAGCGCATACGCGTCATACGCAGCTCGCCTTATTTCTAAAGCAAGCCCGTATTTTTCATGCGTAGGAAAGTGATTTAAATAAATTGTCATCAGTTTTGCAAATTCAATAAATTTTCTATCTAATCCTGCTTCAGAGTGCAGCCCCATCGCTATCGCTCAGGACCTCAAAGATACAAGGCCGAGCGAAAGCCAAGAGTGGCGTTCGAATGCGCCCGATAGTTGGCCAAATTGAGCGCCCAAACACCCGTATCCGCCCCATTGTTCCAAGCACCACCAGCAATAGCGCACAGCTCGTTAGGCCGGTAATCATAAAGCACATCATTACCCATTGCGTTAGTGCCACCCGTTGACACGCCGGTTGCCAAAGGTAGGCCTGCGCCAGTGGTTGCCCACGCACCTGCTCCAGCTACCACTTCGCTAAATACTTGCCCCGTCGAATTAAAATATTTTGCGGTGTTGGAAGCCGTTAAGCTGCCATACGTTGCGCCCAACAAATCATAATTGGTGGCAATACTGGTAGCACCCCACGCATCGGTACTTAACGTATTTCCACCTGTTAGCGCATTAATATCCGCATTGGTTTTTAATAGATAATAATTACTACCGTTGCTGATTAAGCCGGTATTGATTTCCCACACATTGCCGTTTAAATCAACCACACCACAGCTTTGACCATTATGCGCTGTCTTGGCTAGGTTAGATGCTGAGCCGGTTTGTCCGCAATTGGGATAACCGTCAGTGATATAAGTAACGGTGGCATCATTAGTATCTTTCAAGGCGTTATTATTATTGCCTTTAGGGAAATTAGTAATGCCTGCTCCGTCATACCAGGCACACGCAGTCGCAGAAGTAGCCGCTTGTCCATGCGCTAACGATAACAGCGCTAACGCACTAAAGATAAACCGCGAGTTACAAAAGAACTTGGTGCCGCGCGTTTTCGCTGCCTTAAAAGCACCTGCATAGATATTATCGCCTGTGGTTAAGCCGGTTAAGCCACTAAACGGGTTATGCACTAAAGCACTGGACAAAGGATTGCCCAGCTTAATACTCGAAGCAATACCCCCATTATTTGAGCATTGATACTTATCAACAAACACGCCTGTTTGTACCACACCAGCATTATAAAAAGCACGATGTAGGGCATAACCTGCCGTGTTAGCAGTGGCAACATCAGCGTAAGTGCTGTAGTCTTTAATATCAATGATGTTTAAAGCCAAACCATTGCTACCTGTGCCGACCTTGTAATAAAAGGCAGGTATCCAACACATCACCGAATCATCGGTGTACTGATAATTTCCGTAGTTTGCAGAAGCGGTATCATCTGTGCCGGTCATCTTTGCAAAACCAGAGGGCAGATTTTTACAAAGTCCTACGCCAAAACCTTGGGCGCCTGCTACGCCTATATTAGTGCTTGCGGTTTTATCCAGCTTGTCATTATTCAAGTTGGTAAAGTTGGCATCAATTTCAGCGGAGGTAAGCTCCGATCCTTTAACTGATCGCAGTGTTAAGGTAGCCATTAGTTATCTACCTGAAAAGTTAAAGCGCCCGCGCCAAAGCTTGGAGTTGTGCCATTAGTAATCGTTCTGGCTGCGGTTAAGGGTGCATAGATCAGTAGATTGCCACCTGTTGCAGCATCCCAAATACCAAAGTGTGTACAAGTACCCCAATCGGCTGTCGCAGCAGGAAATTGTAAACTGGCCGTATTGGCAGTAGTTCCGGTAGTTGTTGAGGCGTTCCAGTTAGCATCTAAAGGATTTCTAACGACCCTTGCATAAGCACCGACAGCTGGCTCTGCATAAGAACCACCTTCACCATCAGTCAATGAGGTGATAAGGCCTACATACAACGCAGAGGGCTTGGTAAAACTGCCGGTACGAAAGATATGGTTAATGATATTGTTTTCAGTGTAATTCGTTAATGCAGTCATGTTGTTGTCTCCCGACAGTGACGTGATTTAAAGTGATTTATAGCATAAAACGCCTGATATTTCTTGCCTAAACTAGGGCTAAATTTATGAAATATCAGGTAGTTAACGTTATTCTTGGCGGTTGAATCTCCCTAGATCCCTAAGATAGTTTTGTTTCTTACTGAGGTATAAGCCATTTTGCGTGTGCTTATCAATACCTTTTCTGGACCGCATGGACTTAAATAAGCTCTTTAAGGTAATACGCTCAGATGGTGGTACTGATTCATTAAAGTCTTTGATAGCACCCTTCATTAAGTCACTACGCTCTGTTGCATCGCCCGACATCCATCGATTGACGAGATGCGATTTAGCCAGGGTATGCTTAGTGCTTTCTTTAGCAATGGCTGAGTTGGCATCATAGGTATTAGTCACCACAGTAGGATTAAAGCCGATCACTTTATTAATCAATTCTACCGGTGTTAAGTCGCGTTGAATGATCTTGTCACCTTTAAGATTAGTGACACCCTCACTACCCATACGATCAGCAGCAATGGCATTACGCAAGAAGGCCGGTGACATGGATTCCATCATGCGTTTGTATTGACCATCTTCATACATCTTCTTCGCGGTAAACAAGCCCGCCACTTGGGAACCTATGGGTCCTATTAGCGCAGTGGCGATAGCATTGTATTGATCAGTACCTTCTAGCTGTTTGTTCTGTGAGCGCCACCAGAGTTCGGACAAGCTAGTACGGCTTGCAATATCCCCAATCGGTAGCAGTCGTGCTGGACCTTTAGTCACCCATTCCGCTATTGTTTGATCAAAGTTATCCGTTAGCCAGTTTCTAAATTCAGTTTCCAGCTCATCTTCATCATCTGCACCAAGACCGGCTAGTAATGCCTGGAAGATCAACATACCACCGATGGCACCCGGTACAGCAAACTTAGCACCTTTGTATTTGAAAGCAGCCACACCACCAATCGCAGCAAAGGCTTCAAGACCAATCGGCATACCAAATAGGCCTGCTGTTGCAAAACTCATGGCCATTGATGCGATTAAAGTTTTACGGGCTTGTAGTCTAACTTCAGGCGTCTCCCCTTTCATATACTGGTAGGCATTGCGGCCAATGAAATAACTCATACCCAAGGCATAGGCTTTGAACAGCGTTAAGACTCGTGCTGTGTTGCTCATCATGTACCTAGCACGATTGCCCTGACCATAGTCAAACTGAGTGCGATCAATGACATCCACTGCATCTGCAATAGCGGCTTTAAAATCACCACCATTCTTTTGATAAGCCAGATTGAAAGCCGCCATACCGGTGACTTGTCTATTAGCCGCTTCAGCAACATGGAAGAAATAACCGGAATACTTAGCGGCACCACCAAAGGCTCTGGTTAAGGGGTTACTACTATAAGAGGGATTTTTACCCGCTGCTATGGAGTCATGCGTCATCGTTAAATCAATCTTACCGATACTCGCCAAATATTCCATCGCTTGTTTAGCAATAGCTGTTAGCTGTGGGTTTTTAGTAATATCAAGACCCGATGCTTTATCTAAGT